GGAAAGGTCTCCAAGCACTCGCCCGATTCCTCGATGAATGAGCATTGGGCTGTTTTCCACGAATACGAATCTGGGTCGAACTTCGCTAACCACCCTCGCCATGTGATACCACATTGAGGAACTTTCTCCGTCAAGCCCTGCGCCTCGCCCTGCAATGCTGATGTCGGTGCATGGAAAGCCGCCAGATACAACGTCAACAATTCCTCGCCACGGGTTTCCGTCAAAGGTTTGTACGTCATCCCAAATCGGGAAAGGCGGGAGAAGCCCGTCATTTTGTCGGGCGCACAATACGCTTGCGGGGTATTGTTCCCACTCGACAGCGCAGACTGTTCGCCATCCGAGAAGTTTTCCCCCAAGGATGCCGCCTCCAGCTCCTGCGAATAAAGCGAGTTCATTAAGGTTTTGCTTATCAACCATGACATTAAAACTCGTCCTCGCTAGTTTTTTCGTCATACCACTGAGAAACAGTTTTTACTTTTAAAGTAGGCAAATCAGAAAAACTGCGTTTTTTTCTTGGGGGATCATTTACCCATTGATGGTAAGAACATTTCTGTTTATCACCATCAAGTCGAACAGCCCACAGGCTTTTGCACCCATCAACTGAACACCAAGGGTTGTGTTCTTTTTCGTCTTTTTCTTTTGAAGCTGGTTTTGCGAATGTCATTTTGAATATTTCCCATCAATAATTTTTGCAAAGTTTGTGGCGTTAACAATCCACTCTAAGTCAGGTTGCCAAGTCCTGTCTTTAGTCTTAAAGCCTTGTGCCAAAGTTGAATCATTGGCTATGTAACCAAAAAATGAATCCCACCAAGCTAATCCGCTATCAAGGGTTTTATAACCTTCAGGGGAATAGTTTGATGGCTTGGCAGCTTGCCGCCAGCGTTGCCGCAAATTGGTTTGCCTTGAACCTTCCCAAACTCTAGGTTGAGTTAAATGAGGCAAATGTTTTTTATACAAAATCAAAATTTCTTGATGGGGACAAGTTGGCAGATTTTCTGCCGACAAAGATGCGTGAGCATCTATATCTTTAATTTGTGTTTTGTGTTCTGTGTCATGTGTTATGTGTCTTGTGTTATGTGTAGCATTGCTTTCGGATTGCGTTGGCAATGCGTTCGCATCAACATCCTTATTCCATCGGGCTTTGGCACTGGCACTGGCCTTGGCTGATTTCTCACCAGTTTTAGCAATCTCACGATTAGCACGAATCGATGACCAACCTTTCTTGGTTAGTTCAAAGAATTCTCGCAATACGATTGCAATGCTTTCGGTATGCGGTCGCATCCTTATTTGTCTGGCAATTTCAGGAATATCGTCTGGAATGGGTGATTCGTGAAGATAGTACCAATCAAGCAAACGCCTGTAGGCTAAATCTTCAATTTCAGATAGATGTGCGGTGTGACTTTGATAGTCACCAATATTGAACTGGTAATAGTGCATTTTTCTAGACCCAACAGACCCTAAAAGAAACTGCGGCAGGAGGGGTCTATTCTCTTTTCGGGACGGGGATCAATCCGTTCCTAGCCGTGTCTCAAACAATCTTAATCCAAAAACCAATCAGGACGCAACACCATCAGTTGATAAAGCCGACCCGTAGGAATCATCTTCCAATTGTGTACTGCCGCCCTGGTGATGCCCAAGATACGGGCAAGCTCACTCTGTGAGCCAGCAAGGGTGATAGCCTTTTGTTTATCCATTTGGCAAGTATAGCAAAATAAACATTTAAGCATTTGCATAAATACAACATTAGGGAAAGTCCTAATAAAAAAACCTTGTTGTGTGTTTAGTTTGGTGTACACTTAGCCCATGCCCTGAACTTCTCGGGGTCTTTTTAGGAAACTTTATGAAACACAATCTCCAACACAGTTTTGAAAACGTAGTCTCATTTGACGATGGTGAGACTGTTGAAGTGGTCACAGTGGGTTATGACTACTTGCCAAAAGAAATCAACTATCCCCACGCACCAGACTACGCAGAAATGTTTGATGTTTTTGTTTTTGATGCACAAGGCAAAGACATTACCTACGATATCCCTAATGACGAATACAAACGTCTGATGGATGAAGCCAAATCTCACTTTGCCACTTTGGAGGCTGTATGAAATCTAAGATTATTCAAACAATTGTTGAATGGACATTGGCGATCATCATCTTTGGTGGTTGGGGCGTTCTCTTGGCTTGGAGGGGCTAATCATGATTGACCAACTCAAAGATTATTTCCGCTTGCCATCACCCAAAGAACTGGCGGCTAAAGAACTTGAAACGGCACAACGCAAGCTGTTAGAGGCTCTTAGTGGTCAGGAATATGCAAAGCGGATGGCTGACTACCACTCCGACCGAATCAAACGCCTCACGGCTTATTTAAAGGACGAATCATGAAAATGTTTACATTCACACTCTTATGCACACTCAGCATCATCACAACTGGATGTTCAATGATGCCAGGCCATGTGCCATCACCCCCCAATCAAGATTTGATTGTTGACAAGCAAGTGCAGCCGATGGGTCGCAATGAAGTGATCGATGCTGTGCGCCAGTGTGAGTCATCAGGGCTTCGTGCTATTCCCTTATACGCAAAACGCAAGATCGGTGGCTACACAGTGGAAACAATTGTGGAAGTTACTTGCGGCCCTAAATATAATTTTTAAGGATCAATCATGTCAATTTCTAATTTACTAACTTTGAACGTCAACGATCACGTTGAGAAGAAAAATGGCTTGTCCTACCTGTCATGGGCTTGGGCATGGGCTGAAGCACTCAAGGCAGACCCCAAAGCCACGTTCAAGGTTGAAATGTTTGGTGACAAGTGTTTTATGGACATCAACGGCACAGCAATGGTGTGGGTCACAGTCACCATGTTTGACAAGCCAATGACTTGCCAGCTTCCAGTGATGGATCACCGCAACAAAGCCATTGTCGGCCCTGATGCTTTCCAAGTAAATACAGCCATCATGCGGTGCATGACCAAGGCACTTAGCTTGCATGGCCTTGGTCTATATTTGTATAGCGGTGACGATCTGCCTTCTTTTGTAGAACCTGAGTCAACCATTGACGCTGACAGCATGACAGACTTGTTTGCGGCTATTGAAAGCGCCAGCACTCAAGACGAACTCAAGATTGCCTACAAAGTAGCTTATTCCGCTTGTGATGGCGATAAGGCTTGGCAGATGAAAGTGATTGCAGCAAAAGACAAAGCAAAGGCAAAATTATGATTGAAATGATGGAACAAGGCACAGAAGAATGGTTCACCATTCGGATTGGCAAAGTCACCGCCTCCCGTGTGGCAGATGTGATTGCCAAGACAAAGACGGGTTATTCGGCAACCCGTGACAACTACATGGCCCAACTGGTATGTGAACGCCTGACGGGTCAAAAGGGTGATAGTTTTAGCAATGCTGCCATGCAACATGGAACTGAGACTGAGCCGCTTGCTAGGCTATCGTATGAAGTCACACAGAATGTTTTAGTTGATGAAGTGGGGTTTGTACCCCATCCCACAATTGAAATGGCTGGCGCTTCTCCTGATGGTTTGGTGGGTGATGATGGTCTGCTAGAGATTAAATGCCCCAACACAGCCACACACATTGAGACTTTGCTTAGTCAGATAGTGCCAGGCAAGTACAACACCCAGATGCAGTTTCAGATGGCTTGCACAGGGCGACAGTGGTGTGATTTTGTCAGCTTTGACAATCGCCTACCAGAGGAACTTCAATTGTTTGTGAAACGTGTTCCACGGGATACTGTGTTCATCAGACTAATAGAAGCTGAAATTATTCAATTCCTTGCTGAACTGGATGACAAAATCAATAAACTAATGAAAGTTAAGAATGTCTAAACTCTACGAAATTACCATTGTTTCAGGTAAATACAAAAACAAAGATGGTGTGGAAAAATCCCGCTACCAAAACATCGGCTCGGTCATTGAGACAAAGAACGGGCCAATGCTGAAGTTGGACAGCATCCCGCTGCCTGAAGGCGGCTGGAACGGCTGGGCATATCTAAACACCCCCAAGCCTAAAGAAGATTACAAAGGCTTGCCAAAGGATGATGACATCGATTTTTAATTAACGGGGGGAAAGCGGATGCTGTGGCAAAGGCTCTTTTCAGGCTTGCGGAAGAACACAGTGCAGCGAGTACCCCCACCAATTTAGGAAATATCATGGACTATAAAGACACATTTAAAAGAATTTTCGCCATGCCCGAATTCCCAAGAGTCAGGGCAAATGATCCCTTAACATCGTTTCAGGCAGCGGAATCCATCAAGGAAGCCGCACCACAACACTATCAAGTCATCTTGGAGTGCCTCCAATTTGTTGGCCCACTTGGGAAAGATGGCATTGCCACGCATACAGGGCTTGATGGCAATCAGGTAGCCAGAAGGCTTAATGAAATGAAAATAATTGGTTTAATTGAATTGACAGGGAACTTAGTCAAATCCAATTCAGGTAGAAGCGAAAGAGAGTGGCAATGTACCCTCTCATGCCCACCTTGTCATGGTGATTGCAATCAAGGGCGTAATTGTCCCGCTAAGTAAAAGCCCTAGTGCCTTGTTTGTCAATGATCAAGGCTTGTTTGCGAGGCGTTCCACCCTCTTGACTAGGGATGCTGATGTGTGTCCAGCGGTCAAACTCCCTGATCACTTGGTCGTAGCCGATGCCTGAAGCAATCACGGCTCTAACCACTTGGTCGGGGGTCATAGAGGGTACACGAATGTCAGCAGCACAGCCGATACGATGCTGAGAAGTGTCTTTACTGCCCACAGCGTCATTTACGGCTTTCGACCTGAACGCACTGTTGACCATAATCGGCTTACCGCCAAGTACAGTTTTGAGTTCTTCCAAGAATTCTGCCAATCTTTGAATGTTTGCAAGTTCAGTTTCATTTGGGGTGTTGTCCAATGTTCGGTGGTCGGTGTGTGTTAGTTCTTCAAGGGTAAAGTGTTCAGTCATTTTTTAATCCTATCGGCAATTTTTTCCATTGTTCTGCCGCCAAAGTAGAACGACATTACCAACATTCCCCACTGGCCCAACAACTCAACATAAGCGCCACGGGTTTCATATTCAAAGATCGATGCAATGGCAAAGCCAGAATAGGCTACCAAAAGGAATATAAGGGTCATAGGGCGAATATTCTTGGATAGCCAAGAGTCAGACCCCATATCGGCTTCGGCTCGTCTGGTGACGTTTTCTTGCTCAACCTCATACAGTTTGGTTTCATTTGCTAATTTTGTCAGTTCACCATCTTGAGCCATCTTAGCCAACTCAAATTGAGCCTTGGCTTTTTGTTCTGGGTCAGGGATTAGCTTGTCAATCAGCTTACCACCCACGTTTAAAAGTGCGTCTAGTCCAATCATTTTTTATCATCCTCGTTTTGCATTAGTTTGATACCACTCAGGAATCCAATCATGCCGCCTATAAGAGTAGAAAAAGCGGGTGAAATCATTTTGAATATCTCTGCGTTGTCCACTTCCTTGGCCCACAAACCAAGGAGAAAGGCTGTCACCATAGCCAAAACAGAGATGCACAAGGTTGTGCTGACCATCAGCGTGACATACAGCGTCAGCTTCTCTTTGGTGTTGGATGTAGGTTTTTCGGTCATACATAAATATCTAGTTTACGATTCTGAAATATTTCCATGTGGAGGCGCTCTTGAACTACCTTTTTGCAGTAAATCTCAAACCCTACGTCTTGCAATTCGGTCTGCTTTTGCTTGGCAGTCTCAACAGTTTTATTGACTTCGTGTTGTTTTTCTAGTTTGGCTTGGGCAAGGTCGTGTTTGTCTGGATAACCTGACGCTTGCACTGTCGGAAATAGTCTGATGGTTTCGATCATTTCTTTTCCCTCTCCACCGCCCTTGCATAGTAATAAAGAACTTTGCTTCTCAATTCACCAGTGTCAGCAGTCCCCGCCCACATAGCAAGGTTGTTCCAGATCGCAAGCAATTGATCTGTGGAACATGAACTGCCATTGGTGGTCAGCCACTCAAAAAGCCTTTGGTGTCTCTCTGTTGGATTGCCAAGCCAACTGAGGCCATAAAAGTCTGCAACTACACATCTTTGTTGGGATGCCGCCAACAAACACGCTGTCAGCAACCCAACAAACAACCATTTCATTTTGTCCAGTGATGGCTAAAGTATCCCATGACAGTGGAAATAGCAGAAACAAATGTCATGCCCATCCAAAAGCCACCACGACCTTTATTGGCTAATTCAATCAGCGTATCTAATTGGGCTTCCATCTTGTCAATCTTTGCTTCCATAGATTCGACCTTTTGCCACAGAACGCCATATTTGACCAAATCAATATCAGACATTATTTACCCAAATCTTTTAGCTTGTTTTCGCCAGTTTGCTTGCCAAGTTCAGCCGCTTTCTTTTGTTCTTTTTCCATTTTCTTGACAGCTTTGGCTTCTGCTCTAGCGGCTTTTCCAGCTTGATATTTTGCACCAGCTTCACGACCAATGTATGCACCAGCAGCCGCCCCCATTGGGCCTTCTCCTAAATAGCCACCAATTGCACCGCCAGTAGTAGCGCCAATGCCAGGCGCAGCCTTCTCAAGCAATCCAACCCTTCGTTGCTGAAGTGCCGCACCCTCATATTTCAATGATGGCGTATATTGACCAACAGCATTTAATTTATAAAAATTCTGAACTTCTGTGGGCGGGAATGTTTCCACAATCTTTTGACCAACAAGTGAATTCATCACATTGTTGGCTTTCTTTGAACTCCACTCGCCCACATTACTAGCACCAGCTTTGTAAACTTCACGGGCTAAAGCACCATCAATCTCCGCTACAGCGGCACGAGCAGAATCTTGCAATTCTTTGGGAATTGGTGGCATACCTTCGGGTGCGTTACGAACACGCCCATTAGCCAATTCATTTAATGTGTCACGAATATGCCGCCATTGATCTTTAGGCATATCGTTTAATTTTTGCGGTATTTTTTCTAAAGGTGTAGTTGAAGTAACGACACCATTTTTATCTACTCCACCAAAAATTTTGTCAATGCCTCTTGATTTAAACAATTCTTTTTCTAATATGTGTATATTGTTACCAAGTTTGTAAAGAGTAGGATCAGCAACAGCGGCAATGTCTAAATCAATTGCTGAGTTTATGTCGCTAATAGTCCCTGATTTTTCACGAGTCCAAATTTTTGGGCTATTTAAAGTTTTACGAACATGAAGGTATGCGTCAACAGAACCAGGTGGCGCAAATGTGCCATCCTTTAATTTAAATCCAGTTGTTTTAGCAAGATTTATCAATTCGTTTGCAGCTTCAACCACATTTGTTGTACCAGCGGCTTTGGCAGTAGAAAGTTCAACAGGGTCTTTAAAAAAGTTATCTACATTTGATGTGGCAATTTGGTTGTTGCCAGATTTTTCACGAGCAGAATTAAAAATGTCTTTTTTAGCTTGATTAAAATAACCCATTAAACTTGCTTTAGACATATCGTCAGGGTCAATACCATGAAACACATCATTGATGCGTTGCCCACGCTGTTCATCATTAATCAGACTTTTTGATGCACCTGTAGAATTAACCCGATCTTCAGCATACTTTGACAAGCCAATTTGCTCATTGGCAATTTGCTCTTTCATTTTCATGCCTAGTGGCGTTGGGTCTGCCATGTTTGCCAATGCGTGTTCATTACGCAATAAATTGTCGTTGCCCGTCACCACGCCTGGCCTTGGGTTTACGCCTGGCAAGACCTCTTGAAACAACTGAGACCTTAATTGTTGCTCTGCAACAGGCACATCTTTTGTAATTTTGGCTAGTTTAATTTGGGGAAAAGTCTCACTTCCACCAAGTTCTTCGCCTGTAAACTTACCCGCATACGGGTTGTTTGAGACAGCAGCCGCACCAGCACTACCAGGCTTGGCTTGCATCGCCTGAAACTGTGCTTGTGCTTCTGCCGTTGTAGCGCCTGGTCGCTGAACTTTTAACTCCGCAGCGGCTGCACGAATAGGCTCGGTTACTGTTTGGCTTACTTGTTTGACAGCGGGGGCGGCTTCTCTTACGGCCTGTGGCAATGCAACAGAACCGATCACCACCATGTTTCTGATGTCTTGTGCGGGGATTCCTGTTTTTTCAGAAATTTGCTCTGGAGTCATGCCCAACACATTGAACATTCTGTTTATTTCTTTAGCAACTGGCTCTGTAATACCACCTAAAGGTTGTTGGTATGTTTGTTTGCCAGTAATGCCAAAGGCTTTGCCCATAGGCTTGTCAATGGTGGCTGCGGCTTGTTGCCCAATACGCTCTGCTTCTTCAGGTGTGTTGGCTGTTCTTGCCAAAGCCTGAACGCCCGCACCATAGATGGCGGGAACGGGAGAATATAGAACATCAACAGCGCCCGCAACTCGTTCACCCAAAGCCCGCTTACCTTCTTGGAATTGACCAAACACTTGACCAGCATTAGGCACTTGACCAAACAATCTGCTAACAACACCACGAACAGCACCTTGTTTTGGTTGATCAATAGGTGCTTGTTGTGGCTCACTTGGTTGTGAAGGTTGTGCAATTGGGGCGGCAGGGGCGGCTTGAGGCGCTTTACCAGAAAAGAACGCTTCTAATGGGTCTGAACTGACGGGTGCAACGGCTTGTGCTTCACTTGGCGCAGATTTCTTTATTATTTTGTTCTTTGCGGCAATTTCTTTTTGCAAAGATTCAACATTTCTAACGGCACGTTGATCACCAGAACTTGCTTTTTTTTGCTCTTTATTTAATTCATCTTGCAAAACAGCCATAGCATCAACATCACGTTTATATTGTGATGGTGATGCAGATGGTTTAGCGGCTGGCGCTTCTGTTTTGCCGCCAGCCAAGAATTGTTCTAATACATCAGCCATTACAAACTCCCAGATTCAGACAGTTTTTTAATGTTCTGATATTTAGTCAGAAAATCCTTGTATTGGCTAGGGTCAGGGAATAAACGATTTAATTCGGTTTTTTGTTTTGTAGGGTCTGATACAAAACGAATAATGTTCATGGCCTCAAAAACTTTGGTGTCAGCGTTAGCGTTCCATGCTTGCTGATAAGCCTTCATGTTGTTGTCGCCAAATCGCTGTGCAAACTTTTGTGCGCCATTAGCTTGCATATCCAAATTGGTTTGGTCAGCTTGCACCCTACGGGCAATTTCCACTAACTTTTCAGGTGGCATTTTTATTGTGCCGTTAGCCACTTGTTGCATATCCAAGCCTGACACAGTATTGCCAGCACCACCCATAGCGGAAGCATTAGATAAAGCCAATCTTGCAAGGTCTTTAGCCAAAATATCATAATCTGCGCTGTTGATAGCCATGCGGATTTTTCTTCCAACTTGACCCGCCAAGCCGCCACCTTTTTCAAACTCATAAAGATTTTCGTTTAAAAGGTTGGCTTGTTTAATTACTTCTTCAACATTCCTTCGACCAGTTGGCAAATCGCCTTGTGCGTTTACCATTCTTGTTCTATATGCTTGACCTGCTGTTTGATCAACAACCTCGGTAGGCTCAGGTGTGTAAGGCTGATCTGCTCTGCGTACAGGGTAAGGCACACGCATACCAGGCGCAACTTCAGTACCCGCACCGACAGGGCCAACAGCACCACTAGAAGGTTGCGCTGGCGCTTGCAAACCAGCCGCAACACCAAAGGTTGCACTTGGGGCGGCTGCGCCAATTGCGGGCTGAGTAGTGATAGTTCTGCCACTCTCTGTTGTTTGGATTGTTGGGGCAAGTGTTGTTTGTTGTTCTTTTGGAGACCACAAACCTTGACCTGATTTAATCAATGCGTCAGGCAATTGATCAGGTGGAACTTTTGAAAAAATCGGCAAATAGGCTTCTTTAACCAATCTTTTAACTTCAGGGTCGTTATTGCTTTCAACAATTAAATTGTTTAATTCACTTTCAACAAGGCTGTAGTCTTTAACACCCGCACGACCATACAATCCAAGTCTTGACGCAATAATCTGTCGAGTGCCTTGATCCATATTGCGTTTGGCAGAAAACGCTTCTGTTTGAGATTTAGCCAAGTTGGTCAAATCATTGATGGCGGGAACGCCCGTCAAAGGCATAATCTTAGGAATCATAGAAGTAAACTTGGCGGGGTCAAACCGACCATCTGTCATGATTTCTTCAGGATTGGACATCAATGTCTGAAAGTTGGTGCGCTCTTTGTTTTTTTGTTCCTCAACGCCCAAAGCAATTTCGCCTGTGCGAGTAGCTTGTTGCTTTTGCTGAAGTTCCAACGGGTTAATTTGTAGTGCTTGTTGGTACTGCTGTGCGCCACGGGCAACATTCACCATGTCCGCAAGGGACGCACCCTGAACAGGGCGAACTTCTGTGCCGATAGGTTTAATGTTGAAATCTGCCATTTTTTAACCCACTTTAAGTTTTAAATTGATTAAATTCTGGGCCTAATGGTTGTGAGGATGTAGGAACATTCATTGCATTAGCATTAGCAATTTGTGATGCTGTATATCCTTGCGGGTTAATTAGCTGAGACAACATCAAGTTATTTCCAATACCACCATAAGCGCCAGCCATTGCGTTAGCCGCACCAATCTGACCCGCACCCAAGGCAGTAGCCCCGCCAACACCAAGTTGACCCATGCTAGAAGCAATTCCTGTTGATTGCTCTTGAGCCTTTTGACCAATACCCGCTATGTTTGCCAAGGTGTTGTAAATGCCTGTTCTTTGCTGTAAATATGCGGGCAATCCCACATTAGTGGCGTAATCTGTTGCAAATTTGGTTCTTGCCATATTTACATTAGAGCCACCGCCACCGACATTCATCATTTGACCAGCCGCCCCTGTGCCTTGGTTAAGACCAAACTCAAAGCCTGGCATCCTTCGCAAATCCTCTGCCGTTACTTCTTTTGTGAAATAAGGAAGCATCTCTTGGATTTTGCTCAATCCAACTTGACCAGAAGCACGATAAGGGGCTAAGTCCTCATATTGCTTCTCTTGAAGGGCGGCAGCACGATTAGCCGCATCAGCTTGCATTTGTGCGCCACGCTCTGCGGCACTAGCTTGCTTACTAGCCCCCATGTACCCCAATAAGGCTGAACCAGCCATTGCCCATCCTAATGGCATATTATTTCCTTTCGATCAAAACTCTATCAACTTTTTCGGGGTCTGTCTCATCAGTTGCATGGATACAAAACCACACAGCATCTTCAAGAGCCTCGATCATGTGATGAATACCCGCTTTGATCTCTATGCAAGCGGGGGCTGTATATTCACAATTGTAATCATCTGTGGTCACTTTGACACGCCCTTTTGCCAACATACTTAGGTGGCTAAATGAGTGGGCATGAGTGCCAGCAATAAACCCTTGGGGAATGTGCATTTCCTTGGCATAAAGCCCATCAGAAAAGTGATGGACAGTGCCTAAATCACATTGAAATTGGCCTTCTAATTGATTGTGCAAATCGGCTAAGTTCAAAATGTGCCTCCCTTGACCCCGTTTAGGGCGGTGAAATCGGTGAATTTACCCGCTGCGGGGGTTGTCAATCCGATGGTGGAATTGTTAATAATCACATTATTAATCGTGCCGCCCGTAATAATTGAATTGTTAACAGTTTGGCTAATCACATTGGGATTCATCAACCATTGCAACCAAGCCTGAGAAGGGCGACCCGTGTTTTCATCCAAAAACGCTGAGTAGGGGATGTTAATGTTGGCATTTGGGATTGCCGTAGCCATTAGTTATCCCCTGCGCTTGCTTTTAGATTTGCAGACACAATGACCGCCTTAATCGGGTCGGTAAGCACCACCTCAAAGATTCTGTCCCTTGACCATCCCAAACGCCTCCAAATGGCTCGGTTCAGGTATTGACCAATCTTGCCAATAGTCACCCAATGCTCGTTTGAAAATGTAGAGCCACCATCGTTTGACCATCTGAGCATCGCTTGGGGGTCATTTCCTTGACCATCATTCAGGCCAACGCCAGGCTGAAATTGGATTTGGAATTCCTCAAAATACTGTCTTTGTAGATCAGTAGTTATATGTTTTGCCCTACGCAAACGCCTAATGGTTGCACCATCATCGGTATAAACCTCGTTCTCTAAGCTGTAAAGTTTGCCGTTTTGGTAGTCGCCCACAATGTACATATTGGCAAAGTAAGCACCGCAGTTGGAACGATGGCGCTTATAGACAGCAGTGTTTGAGTCCCAAGAAAGCCATTTGTGCCATGACTTTGTGGATAGGTCATAAACCCATGTCAGCCCATACTCACCGATTGACGGGAAAGTACAAACATACATTTCATGACCTTGAATCTGATAAGTGTAGGCAACGGCATCAGACACCACTTGGTTAAGCAAAGACTGCTCAACAGCATGGGTAGAAATCTTGACCCAAGCATAACCTTGCATCATTTCGATGGTTGAATTACCCCGTGTGTCTTTTGCCACAATTACAAAAGAGTCGGCAAATCTTGCCAAAGAGTATTTAGCACCACATCCTGTTTGGCTGAACGTGCCAGGCACTCGCTGGAACGGGAAAGTCGTGATTCCCGCAATCACATTACCCACATCTGTCCAAACCTCGGTGGTTGTCTCACCCATCAAATAGACTTGTCTGCGGTCAGCAATCAGCGTCACCAATAGGTCAGAACTGCCATCAGAAGTGCCGTAAAGCGCTTGAGTGGATAGCCGTGAGCCAAGATCAGTACAAGCCCAATTCTGTGTGTTTGGCTCGTTATAGATGTTGTAGTTGTCAATCACATCCACCACAGTAGCGCCTTGCCACGGGCCATCGGTGCTTGGTAACGCTGCAAATGTATTGGTTGCCACAACCCATGTGTA